TCCTTAGATTTTTAGAGTTGCAAGGTGTACGTCGCAGTACCAGCAGTAACCGGCGTACCCGTAGAGGCTGTCACAGAGGCTACAAGGATACCGTTTTTGTAGATGTAGACGCCGCCGCTTTCGCCGTCTGAGCCGTTAACAATACTGGCTGCTCCATTACCACCAGCACCATTGCCGCCTTTGCCCCTAGGGGTGGCTGTTTGCGTCCCCAGAGACGGCTGTGTGACGGCTAATGCTTGGTGAGCCGTGCTTGCCTCGAAAGAGCCTTCAGCGCTGACCAAGGATGCATCGTTGACGACGTAGGTTGCGTTGTAGTATGACCCGCCACCGCCACCGCCAGCTCCAGATTCAGAGCCACCATCAGCGCCATCACCGCCGGAGCCGCCAAACCAACCGCCGCCGCCAGCACCGCCGCCGCCTTCGCCGCCAGTCGTCAATGCTCCATCACCGCCAGCGCCGCCCCAACCTGCGGGATGTGGGGTCGCAGACTGACCGTTACCGACGGTGTTGGAGTCTTTCTCTCGCCCATCGCCGCCATTTTGCAGGGAGTCAGTTTTAGCCGGAGGATTAGTCCGATTGTCGGTGTTCGGCCCATCCCCTGCCGCTGTCGCATTACCAGATTGACCGCCAAAGCCTGCGCCGTTGCTACTGACATCGGTTGCATTCACGTTACCTCCGGCTAGGCTGTTGCCCCCACGACCTCCGGTAGCGTCCGCCGCCGCCGTAGCGCCAGCGCCACCACCACCGCCGCCACCGCCAGCCACGGCAATAACCGTGCTGCCCAGCCGAATTGCGGATGCACCCCCGCCAGCTCCTGACGAGGCGACGTCGTTACCTCCCTTGCTGCCACCTAAGCCTGCCCCACCAGCAAGTAGCTGTAGGGTCGTACCAGCCGTTAGGTTGACAAGCGTTCCGGCAACGTATGCCCCACCGCCGCCCGGCCCTGAGTGCTCTGTGTTAAGAGCAGCGCTATTATGAGGTCCGCCACCGCCACCGCCAGCACCCCAAAGCTCAAAGGTGTAGACGTTGGGAGCGTAACTCGCCTGTAGCATCTCGGCTAGAGACAGCACGCCCGTCGTCGGCACGTTGCCGCCGGATGTCACCAGTGACCGCCCGGTGATCCCGCCCCAGCGCCGTGTGGGCCGTGTAGTGGACGCCCCGTCACCGCCGAGTGACCCGAGGTTGAATATGCCGCTTTCGATTATGTTTTTTGTCATGTTGCGTTCCTATTCGGTCACACTGAAGTTACCGTCGCCCGTGATCTGGAGGACGGTGTAACCAGCCACAGACGTTATTGGCGTAAGGTCGGAGGCGGCACCATCCCAGCCGTAAGAGCTAAATGAAGAGGACGGGTAAGCGACGTAGACAACACCGTCTCCGCCGGGGCAGTTTGTGTTGTAACCCCCTTGTCCGCCACGGCCATAAGGTGTGCCAGTGGTGGTGGACACCGAGCTGGCGGTGCCTGAAATTTGGTTCCAGTCCCCACCCGCGCTGATGGAGGTGTTCACATCCGTACCGTTCACCGCATATTCGTATGCCGCCCCCGGCACAGACCCTGTCGCTGAACCCCCAGCACCTGAGCCTCTTGCACCCCGTGTATTCAACGTCCCCCCGTCTGACGCTGCGCTGTAAGAGCTGACCACACCGTCAATGTCGGCGCTGGTCTTGTTGGTGTAATCTGCCGCGGCTATGTGGTTTGAGTTTAACCCAACGCCCCCAGCAGCCGTAAGCGTCCCAAAACTTGATGCACCGCCGCTCGCATTGAGGTAGCTATTTCCACTAGCCGCTCCGTTCACAGAGGTAGCTCCTGCACCGATAGTGACAGCGTAAGCAACACTTGGCGTGATCTCGAAAGAAGTCCTTCGGACCACAGAACCCCCGTTACCGCCGCTCGCGTAGGCCACACCACTGAGAAGCTTTGTCCGAGCCGAGCCGCCACCTACAACTAACACGTCGATTGAGGGAGGGGCCACCAACGGGTCCGCCCCGATGAGTCCCCCGATGTATGGATGTTTGCGTCCCATCGGTTAGCTCGCCGTTTCGAGGCGTTCGTAGCTACCCAGAACAGTCACGGCGGTTGCGCTGTTGGTTTTCACGGCAAGGTAGTCACCGTTGTTAAGGTAGACGTGGCTCGCAAGAACGTCGAGCGTTGCACCTACAGGGATACTGAGTCCGCTGACAAACGTGTACTCTGCGGCTGCACTTGAGTCGTAGAAGCAAACGTCAATGTCTGCTGCTGTTGTGGCGTCCTTGTTTGCGATCATTAGGCTGTTGACTTTCACGCTCGCGTCCGACGCTGCGATACTGTCAAGAACGTAAGTCGGTGCGCCTGTTGTAGTAGATGCTGCGATTTCGTAGCCTTTGGTCTCGCCTTGGAGATTGTCTACGGTTGTTATGTTTGGCATGTTGTTTCCTATCCTTAAAAGACGATGGACATGGCTATTGCAAAGCCAGAGGTTGCACCAGAAGCAGGTTTATTCGTGAGATCAGCGTAATCACCAGAGGTTGCTACAGTTGCTAGGCTGTTATCCAAGGTTGTGATCGCCGTGGCGTTGGTCGAGATATCATTCTGAGCCGTAGACATTTGACTTTGCAGGGTCGTAATGTTCCCAGCGTTGGCCGTAATGTTCCCAGCGTTGGTCGTAATGTTCCCAGCGTTGCTCGCGATATTAGTGGTGTTCGTAGAGATGTTCCCAGCGTTCGTACTGATGTCCGAAGCCGCATCGGTAGGGAGGTTCAAATCGCCCTGCACATCTGCAACAGCCCTGCGTTCCCACTGGTTACTAGAGTTCCTGTAGAGGTAGTCGCCAGATTGAGGAGTGCTTGTGTAATCCACGTCACCCACGTTACCGAGGCTAGACGTGTTGAGTACCTGTGCCGCAGCAGCAGGGTTCACGCAGAGCCGTTGTAATACTTGAGCTGTGTTGTGGTGGTGTTGAAGTAGATGTCACCAGCAGACAATACGCTTGCCTTCGCGGCGTTGACCGCAGCGTCAGAGGCGTAGGAGCCGAGGTATTGGTTTACAAACGTGTTCAGCGCAGCTTCAGCAGCCGTCTGTGCAGCTAGAGCCGCAGTCGCAGAGGCTGTCGCAGATGCAGAGGACGTAGTGTTGGCAATGTCGAGCCAAGCTGACCCAGTGTAGACCTTCATCCGACCATCTGTCGAATTGAAGTACAGGTCACCAGCGTCCTTGGTGTAGCTAACGCCACTGAGGTTGAGGTAGGTGTCTACCGCAGCATCGTCTGCGAATTGCCCAAGGATAACCTCACGAACAATGTCACGGGCGGATACGGCAGACGCCGCAGATGCCGCAGCATTCGTTTCACTGGTAGAAGCGTTGGACTCACTGGAAGCCGCAGCTACTTGAGACGCCGCAGCGTTGGTTTCACTGGTAGAAGCGTTAGATTCTGAGGTTGCAGCAGCCGTCTGAGAGGCAGCACTGGCTGCTTGAGACGCAGCAGCGTTAGTCTCGCTTGTGGAAGCGTTGGTTTCTGAGGTTGCAGCAGCGCTTTGGGAGGCGGCAGCAGCACTAGCAGAACCTGACGCAGCCGTAGCAGACGTGGAGGCTTCAGATGCTTTGGTAATCGAGGTGTTCGTAGCGGAAGTCACAGCGTCCGTCTGGGCGTTGATCACCGTGTTCGAGGTCTGATCGTTCTTTTCTTCGGTGTAGTCGCGGAGAAGCTTCATAGAGTCCCCGATATCCGAAGGACGGAAGATTGCACCCGCAGCCCATGTAAAGAGGTCAGTGGAGAGGTTGGTATCTCGGGTAAAGGTTACCCGGAAGTTGTTTGGTACGTTCGCATCAAAGCGGTATGTCGAGGCGTCTACAAGACTTCCGGGGTGAGACCCAGTTACATCTGCGAAACCTTCGTCTTCCACCTTCACTACGACGAATGAATCGTCGAGATACGAGAAGGCGATGGTAAAATCAGTCGTCGCACCGTCAGCGGTGTAGACATTTACCGTATCAGACATCATCAAATCCTTTAAAGAATAGAGTAGGGGGCCGCTTGGACCCCCTTAGGTTAAAATTGATCAGCGACGAAGCGCTTCTCTGCGTCGGTCCATCCGGTTGTCTGATAGACTTCCTCAAGTTCCTTGCGTATCTCTGGGCCTACGCTGGTTAAGGCGTACCTCAGGGCGGCATCCCGGTACTGAGACAGGAGGCCACGCCACAATTTGACCCTTGGGTCTTTGACGCTTGCTCCTCCAACTTTGAGAATGGGCTGGCTCTTACTGTTTACGTGCCGTTCAGCCAGTAACGCCCTCCATTTGCTATGCTCAGTCTGGTAGTAGTCGCCTTCGATCATTGCATTAGCGGCCTGCTCTAGGGTCATTCCGTTAATCTTAACGTCACCCTGAGAGATGGACTCTTGCATGAAGTCATATACGGACTGACCGTCCTGAGCCTTCATCTTGTGGTACGGCATTCCGTCCCGCTCGAAGGTAGGGGACAGAAAGTCAGTTCCTGTTTGTTCTTGGATGTCCGCAAGTTCATCTGAGAGTGCATCTACAGCAAACTCACGGGATACAAACGGCATGAACCCCCGGCTGTGCGAAGGTTGCAAGCGGCCCAGCGCATCACGTTCTTGGTTGATAGCCCCAAAGCCCATGAGCTTGAGAGGGCCAATGGATTTACCCAGTCTCTCATAGAAGTTGACTGGCTTTCCTTGGAACTCTCCGCCGCCCGTAAGGTCAGCTAATTGTAATAGCCAAAAGTTGAACGGCACGGCTGTCGCAAGGTTAGACGCTATTAACTGGCCTCCACCTTTGAAGCCATCGTCCAAAATAACCGCCAAACTGTCCGTCATGTTTTTAAGAGAGGACTTCTCTAGGGTCTGGTTAAGGTACATCGCAGTGATAGCCCCAACAGTGTCGAGGTATTCTGTTGCTTGTTCGATATCCTGAGCATGCTTTACGTGTTCCGCAGCCATACGCGCAAAGACGAATGCGTTAAGGAACGGCACCTCCATATCAAGCGTGTTGAGATACCTTTTCTTACCGTTGGGGTAGCGGATACGGATTTGACCATAGGTTCTAGACTTAGGGTCAACGTCAATGAGACCCTCATCTCCGTCTCCTTTGAGAAGACCAATCGCTGACATTAAACCCATAGAAGTGAAGATGGAGTTAGCTGCGAGAATAGCACGGGTACGGGAGCGCACACGCATGTCAGGAGACCCATCGTCCAGCACCGCCTTTAGGTCGCGATGGAACTTACCAGCCGTTACCTTAAAGAAAGTGTCGGTGACCTTGTTATCTCCAGCTACGAGCAGGAACGGCGACAACGCGGTAGCCATACGTTCTTCCATTACGTTTAGTGGGGTGGTCACAAACCGCATGAAGAACAAACGCAGCATCATGGCATGGGTGGTACGTCCCATCATGAAAGACTTGATGCCCTTGTTGAGGGAGCCTGCGGCTGCATCAGACTGGAACATAGTGTCCAGAGCTACGTCTCTCGCATAGGAATCCATGATTCGACCGTCAGTGGACCGCATGGACAACGCAGCTTCCTCGCCTTCCTTCATGAGATATGCCTCAAAATCGGCGTTGGTGAGCTTACGTTTCTGCGCCAGCTTCATAAAGTCGTCACCGTATGTTCCTGCACGGGCATGGGTAGCCATTTCAGAGGAGATAACGATCTCTTTGAACATCTCATCCACGGCCCCCATGAAGCGGTAAACGTGTTCCGCAGCCTTCATGCCATGATCCAGAGACCCTTCTGCCTTAGACTGGCGGACCTCTTTGAGTGTCTTGTTGGTGTAGTAACCCTTGTCGTCAAACATGGAGTTCTCACCGAATTGAGACTTACCTCTGCGCCAGAACTTACTGAAGGCAGTCATGGCATCAGGCATCGACTGTGCGATGGCCCCGTAAGAGTGCCAGAACCTCTTGAAGGACTGACCAGACGCCTTTGACCAATCGGCACGGCCCAATACACCCTCGATAGGGTTAACCACCGCAGCCTCGATCAGGTTAGCCATAGGGTTACGGATGGTCGCCCGTACAAAGTTACCTATGAGCATCAAACTCTGCGTACCTGTATTGAACAGTAGGTTAGCATTGGAGATGTGTAGAAGCTTCTCCAAGGTGGTAGGCTTGGTTGAAATCTCGTTAAAGACTTTGGCTCTTGAGCGCTTGTCTGTTGCGTTCTTAAAGGCTGAACCTAACAGTTGTACCATGCGTTTGTCAGAGATTAGGCCACGGCTGGCCTGCCACTTAATGTCGGCTTCCCTACGGGCCAGTTCTGTTTCCGCTTTCTTTACCCGCTTTAGAGCGTGCATCGCATGAGAACCTTTAGTGCCTGCCTTTGCTATGCCCACTTGGAGTCGGGCCACCTGTTCCTGTAGTACGTTGATTCGCTTCATCTTTTCTTGGAACAGTTTATTGTCCATTTGATCAGCATTTGACGCCAAGTCCGCAATAATCTGATTTGCTCTTTCAACGTACATGTCTTGAAGCGAGGCGGCTGCAAAGATATTGACAGCATCGTTGGTGGACCACTCACTGGGGTCCATGTTTCGGACCTTGCCGTACAGCGCGGAGTCGATCATGTCCTCATCGAGTTGGTCCAATAACTTAAAGGCCATGCCTTTGAACATGTTCATGGACACAGGCTCATTCTGAAGCTTTTCCATTGTTTTGGCGAACCTTGTGGCAATGATGTCGTACATCTCCCTTGCATCGACTTCGTACATTTTACCTAGCTTGCCGTTAGGAACGTCTGCGGCATCACCAAGCCACTCCGCACCGAAGATTACTTCCATTTGTTTCGAGCTTACACCCGAGGCTGTCCCAACCCGAACAACTGCGGTTGCTGCATCCAGAACTAGTTCATCCTCATCAACGAAATCAGGTATTTTGTCTCGATCAAACTGGAAGATTTCCTTGGTGGTCATCTGCCCGGTTTTCTCTGCGCCATCAGCGATTTGAACATGCTGTTCGTCAGCTTTAGCGCGAAGCTCGTTAATTGACTCTACAAATTTCTCATCGTTTTTCGCAGAAACCTTAGCTTCGGCATCAACAGATTTGGCTACGCTCTCTAAAGCCTTCGTGTGATTACCTTTGCTAGCGTTCTTGATTGCTACGAGACCAAAACCTAAGGCCTCAAACCCCGTGCCGATGAAACCACCTTCTGCAAGCACTTTTGCAAAGTTCATGATTTCGCTGTCATCAGGGTCCGTAGCCAAGAACTCCAATACTTCTCCACCCGGAATGCCGGAGTGAGCTATCCATGCTGATACGTTCATGTCGCCTTCGTTGTAGACCACCGCATCTGTGATTGCGCCTTTAGTCAGACCGTTTACGGCTCGACCAAGCATTGTTACCCCTTTGGAGAAACCCGGAGTTGCAACGTAGGTTCCGATATACTCGCCAGCGAGAGCCATAAACTGACCAGTTCCAGAGTCAATTCTGGACATCAGTTCCTCTTTGGTCTCCCCTAAACCCTCTAAAGACAGGTCTTTGATACGCTCTTCATTAGGGCGGAACATAGTCATCCACTCATCATAGATGTCTGCAGGCATATCCATAACTTCAGACTTTCCGAGAGTCCTGTCAGCAAACACCTTGTTCTCACCACCACCCGCAATCCACCGACGTTCCATACGCTCATCGAGCCATGCAAGTTCCTCATCAGTCTTAGGGGTAATACGGGCCTGAACATTTAGTTCACAGCCTATGCGATTAGCTACACCTTCAGCGAACCCCATCTGCATGGACCGGACGTTCTCACCGATTCCTGCCATAGCTGCAAGAGGGGCCAAGGCAAACTCACCTTCGCCGAAGAACGTGCCGATATCACCCGCAACCGTTCCAAGCAGGCCTTTAGGTTCTTGGGATTTTTCGTGCAGTGCAAAGGAAGACCGCAGGTTGTTCATACGAGCTTCCCCAAGACGGTTCTCAAGAGCGGCCATAGCCCGAGGACTGGTCTTTGCTGCAAGGTAGTAACCGACTACCTTAGGGTTCTCCCCTGTCAGCGCCATGAGGCTCATTACATGAGGAAGGGGCTGGTAAGGTGACGTTTCGAGTTTGTAGTTGAGAGTACCTTCAGCCCTGCGGCGAAATGCATCCGCAATTGCCTGATCCCCATAAACGAGGCGGTTAACATGTCGTCGGTGTTCTTCTACATGCAACATTTCGGAGATAATCTTAGGATCACTCTCGCTCTGCTTTAGGTAAGGAGAGGCAACCTGTGCCTCCCCCTGTTCTTCTACAGGTTCACTACGAGGAACGTCCTCAACAGTAGGTGCTGGTTCTGGGTTTACCTGAGGTTCTGGAGCCGTTGCAGGCTCAGGCTCAGGCTCAGGGTTACGTTGCGCGTCCCGCATATAGGCCGCTTGTGCAAAGCCACTGATAGATTCATCAGCTTTGATTTCTACCATTGAGGCATTTCCTTCTTAGTTGTCTGTATACAGCTTCTTACCCAACTGGATGTTGGTTGCTACGTCTGTCTTTGACATGATGTCTTTAAGCATTTCCTGCGCTTCTTCGTCTCTTGCTCCAGCTTCCCACTGGAACATAGCGATAGCCGCTTCTGCTAATTGTTCATCTGTCAGTGCAGCAGCAGGCTTAAACCCTGTCTGCTCAACCACGTATTTCTTGTAATCCGATGGGTTTCCTGTGGCATATTTATTGATAAGGTCATTGACCGTTGGTTTAACCTTACGATGCTCCATCCAGAAGCCAAGATACTGAACTCCCTGCTCGATGGTATCGAACGAGGGGGTGTCAATACGGCCACCCGAAGAGGCCTTCAGGTTGATAGAGGATTTCTCGCCAAAGGCTTTCTTAAACTTAGCCGGTCCTTTACCGTTAGTAATCCTGCCGATTCCGCCAAAGTTAAACGTGCGGATTGAGGCCGGAACTTTCTTACCTGAAGACTGTGTAGGGGACTTCAAGTTGTCGATCCCGAGTGTCTCCCGATTAAGCCCTGTTTCCGACGGTGCATCCAGTTCGAAGAGAGGTTCACGGGAGTTTATAATCCCATCACCATCATCGTCCTGCAGAGCTTCTCTAGTGAGACCCTGAGCTTCTTCAAAACGAGCCATAACCGCAGCAGGGTTATCTACACCCAAGTTACGCTCTAGAGCGTCAGCTACGCTTTCTCCCGCCCGCTGCTCATACGGGTTGACATCGATCAAACCTATAGGCCCAAAATTGTAAGCAAGTTCCAAGTCCTCATCGGTGTCGGTGACAGGTATCAACCCGGTTTCGTACTCAACCAGCATCTGGATCATTGATTCATCAGCGAAGTATTTACGGAAGATTACATTGTTAGAAAGCATCAGAAGATCTGACGGGTCTTGGATTTTTTTGTTCAACTCTTGGCGGATAGTTACATCGTCCACGGACCCGAACTGTCCGTCCAGAATGTAACCCGAAGACTGGTCCATGATATTGTTTAGAAATTTATCTACAGTTCCCTCAGCTAATGCTTTTTTCCAGCCTGCAGAATCTTGTTCAATAAGATCTCGAATTTTGGCTTCATACTGGCGTTTGATCTCAGATCGAGAGAGTGTTGTGGTTCCCGTAACACCCATAGACGTATCGCCCATTATCTGACCAGCTAAGTCTGCCATCGCTGCAGAATCCTTTAGAAGAGACTTCACGAAAGGATGTTCGATTGCTTCAGGAACCTCAGGAACAAAACTCATTAGTTTTATGCCATCTGCTTCCGTCAGGCTTGGTAGCCTTCCTGCCATGAACCCACTTCTGTCAAAGTCTGGTTTAACAATTTCTTCAGCAAGTTCAGCCTTAAACACCACAAGAGATTGTGCAGATTGACCTTTAGAGAAGGGATCGTCATCTGCGAAAGTTATGGCACTAATATATGTTTGCTGTATGTCTTTGAACTCTTTCCACTTTTCAGTTCCCTCCTCACGTCCAAACTGTTCCCTAAAGGCAGGTAAGTAAGAACCAATCTCGGCTGTATTACCCGGAGCACTCACGCTAGCGTACTGGCCTTCTAGGAACGCTTTGTTTGATTCGTCCTGTTGACGTTTCTGCTCTGTAGCCGCTGCGGTTACCGCCGCAGAATAGTCGCGTTGAGCGTCCTTGAAAGCCGTTTTCATTGACTCTTGAGCGCCGCCTTGCCCCGAACCAAACTGGTCCATGAAGTCTTCATTACTCATTAGCTGCGTAGCATAATCTAGAACCCGTCCCGCATGTTCTAGGTCCGACTGCCACACTACCTCTTTAAGTTCAGTGGAGAAGACATCTAGGAACATTGCGTTACCTCGCTCCCTTCCTTTAATCCCCACCATCTGCTGACGATGTTCCAGCAAGCTCGCGCCATATTCCAAATAGTCACCAGCTTCGTAAGCAGAGCGTCTTACACCCTTTTCAAAGTTGGATATAATCTCTGCATCGGCACGTTGAACCGCCAGTGCATCACTTTCAGCCAGAACTTTAGCTGCTAAAGGGGCAAACCGGGCCAAAACTTCAGGGCGTAGCTCCGCTGGGGTACTCTCGATACGTTCCTGAACGAAGGTAGAAAGCTGGTCTTGCAGCGCAGCGCGGCCCTGAGGGTTCCCATAGTTATCGTCTTGCTGAATGGTACTCATCATACCTACAAGGTCTTCATCTAGTTGTCCGATGATGTTGCTTTCATTGTACGCCATCAGATTAGCTGGATTGTTCCAGAACTGATCAATGTACTCATCACCTGTAACAGCGGACAGTGCGCCCAATTGAGAGGCAAGCTCTTTCTGCTGTTGCTGATACTCCAGAGAATCTTTGTATTCGTCGTTACGCTGTCGCTCTGCCAAACGAGACTCGTTGGAGGCTATACGTCCAAGGCTAGAGTTAATCTGTGAGAATGCCTTAGCGAGCATTCGGGAGTTTTGATTGTCGAGTGCGGGGCGCATGTACTGAGCGCGGTTACCCACCTCACCAGACGCTGCTCCACCCCGGCCCTGTATTTGTACTGGACCTCTTACCATCTTATTATCCTACATAAGGGTTCATTGCTTGGCCCATGAAGCCGCCGCCCGTGCCGCCGCCCATGCCGCCGCTCATCATGGACCCCGGTACTTGACCGATCTGGCTCATGCGCTGCTGCTGGTAGTTATTGTTCTGTCCTTGGATCATCAGTGATGAGAACCCATTAACAACAGGGGCCAACATCGCCATCGTGTCACCAGCCGTCCAGCGGCCTTGCATCACGGTGTTGATCTGGTTGACTTTGGTTACCTCAAGGTTGTGCAGGTCCATCTCGTAGGCATCTGCAAGGTTCTTACGCTCATCAATAAATCGACGGGCATCCTTGGACCATTTGCCCTTAGCATCGTTGATCGTTGCACGGATAGACGCACCACCGAGGTTAGAACTACCCGCCTGAGCCGATAGGTTTGACTCGGAGAGCTTCCCCATGAGTTCGAAGTCGAACCCTTGCTGTCGAATCTTTTTGTTATTCTGCAGGAACTTCAGGGAGGAAGTTTCTACCGCTGCGCCGTAACTGGCTTCAGCAGCTAATTTGTTAGCTTCATACTGTCGGTTTTGTTCTTCGATCCGCGCTTTCGATTGCGCAGCCGAGGACATCATTCCGAAGCCCATTTGGAGTACCTGACCGATACCACACATATTATTTGCTCCTAAGGATTGGATGAACTGGTTCACCGCTAGGGTGAGCCACGCGGTCAAAGATTTCGAAGCCGACAAACTCCACCCACTTTAGGTGTAACTCGTTGTCAGCATGGACGAAGTTGTAGATTTGCTCATGGTCACCCTGAAGTATCTCAACTTCATCTCGGGAGACCCGTAAAAACCCCATGACGTGCTTATCTACTGCTGTACTGCCCAAGCCCCAGACGATGCCGTCTTTGGTGGTCCCGTACATGATCAGTGGGGTGTCTTTGTGGGAGAGCGTCCGACATACTGTGGACTGCTCAAAACATTCTGTCAGGGCTTGCTTAGGCTCCTGCCCTGATAGGAGCATGATCTCACGTCTATCAGCGTGGCGCATCGAGGCTGCAATAGCCCCGATGTCACCTTGTGTCGCTGGGCGAGCGTTATACTCGCCGCGCGTGAGGGTTGTGTTTGCCGAACCAATCGACGTGGAGGATCGTGCAGCCGAATGGGCTGTCGTTCCTGAGGGTAATTTCTGCATTATCGTTCCGAGTCATTACAGGCACACGCAATGTCCCTGAAGATTTCGGGAGGTCACCAAAGGTTGACGACGTGTAGCCTACGCGAGGGCCAGCATGATATGTTTTGGCTGGACGCCCACGGCTTGAGACATCCACAGAGAACGTGGCAGTGTCAGTGTAGGCAATGTTGATATAGTTGATTGTCAGTCGCCCATCGGTAACCAAGATTTCACCCTGAGGTTTCCGAGGTGCCCTCATGTAGAGGGTCGAGAGCTTCACCTCCATATCGTAGGGAATGCCCACAACAAGATCAGCAGCCGAATAATCTCCCTTAACGAAGAGGTTTCCACCCTCCGTATAGCGGTCGATATTTACGGTATGTCCGCTGGTCAAATCCCACACCTCTACGAGGTTGGTCCCGTCATAGGGAATGGTTAGAAGTGTCTCTGGGTCACCGCTTGAAGATATCCCACTCTGATAGAATGTCTTTGTTGGGGTTACCTGCATATCGAGACGCAGCAACTCATATCCAAATAGGTCTTGTTGGTCGCGAACATCGATCTTAGTGAGTTCACGCTCAGTTCCAAGGGAAGACACGCAGTAGAGATAGTTGCCGTAGATACCGATAGATTCGATATCTCCGATACTCAAATCCCAGCGGCACCACGCAGATTGGACCTTAGTTTGTCCGTCGTACTCGAACTTGTAGACCCAGATAGATTGAGGGTCTGCTCGATTGAGTACAAAGACAGCTTTATTGTCGCGAGATGCTTGGATGTAGCGAGCATCACCCGTAATGAACTGCGGACACTGGATCGTTAAATCCGAGGACAACAATCGGTCATCTTGAGCAGCACCCAAGAAGAACTCACGGGCTTGCGTGTATCCGCCAATTTCAGCCGTAAAGAAGGCAGACTGACCGATAGCATGGGGACGAACCGCTGTTGAGGTTTGGTAGTCTCCGATTTGCTTGGCTGAGACTGTTTTAGGTGTCAGAGCTTGGGAGTTCGTGTTGAGAGAGAACTGGCCTTTGTCAGAGAATAGAATTAGCTCATCCTGAACAGCCAATGCCGCGTGTATTAACTCGACACGTCCAAATCGTAACTCAACGTCAACCCGGTTGTCATCTTCAAGTTGAACACAGGTTGAGCGGTAGAATTGCTCGTAATAGCTGACCTCAGACAGAACCACAGATTCACCGGCACAAAACCCGAGCCGTCCCTGAAAGAGGAACACGTCACTAAGTTGTTGCCCCACAAAGGACGGGGTTTCGTTGGAAACAGCATCACCTACTGCACGTCCACGCCATGAGTATGGCTGGACAAGCCAGCTACCATCACCAAGGCGGATCAGGACTTGAGGCATGGTGTCAGGGTCAAGTTCTTCAGCCGCATCAAAGCCTACAGTCTCAGCCCATCTACTACCGCTCCACTCCACGTAGTAGTCATCTGTACCGTCATCCGACTGGCCGCCTACTCGCACTACCTCTCCAACCTTACCTCTATCAGGTAAATCTTCGAAGTCAGTTACATTTCGACCAGCGTAGGAAGTGGAAGAATCCATCGTTCCAGTAGCACTATTCCCATATTCGTTTAGAGAGTCGATATAGAAGGGTTCAGTACAATTAATCTCAATCCGGCCCGTGCCTGTGTTGTAGGACGTAGCCGCAAAATCAGCTTCAAAGCTATTGCCATCACTATCAGTGTCGATAACAGAAGTGGCAGCAATTGAGGCAGCAAGTTCACTGTGAGTTTGATCGTTGTTAGCAATACGAGTTGTGAATAATTCTACCTGACCATTTTGAAGTGTACGCGGATTAACAAGTACAATCTCCCTGCGGCGATCTTGGTTAGACGGACCTGCAGGATGAATTGACTGGTTCTTCTTAGGGTCAGAACGAGTGTCTACCAACCTTGTATCATCAGTTATCGCTGCAACTGTTACATTCTGGAAGTCTTCATAAGCAGCACTGATGTAACACTGTTGATTAGTGGTAATTGTAATCTCTTCATCAGAGTTTATCGCTACTCCAGTAATCTGTAAGGTGATCGCTGTCCCATCTGATGCCGTAAAGGTCTTCTGTTTACCCGTAAGACGTTTCACAAACATCTGCCAATATACAGAAACACCAGTAAAGTATCCGTTATCCAGTTCAAGGCCGGGGCTACTTACGGAAACGAAGCGAGTCTCGGACCATGAGTCGGCCCATTCCCGGGAGCCTGTGGCAATCGCCTTAGCCGCATAATCGCCGTAGCTTGAACTGTAAGACGCGACTGGATGGGCGGGTGTGATTACGGTTGGGTGATTTCGCGTGGGCGGATCGTTGAACGCGTTGGATGTTTTGATATATTCCCACCAAGGGTCAGAGCCGTCTAGGGCCACAGGAACCATGTCACTAGCATACTCCCATTCGTTGGTACGTATTTCATGGTAAGTTTGTCGGTGAGCTTGCATCAAATTTGAGCCGACGGATTTTAGTACCGTATCGGTGGCAGTGTGGTTGCGCCGCTTAAAATAAAGCGTCGTTCCAATGTCCCTGTAGTCTTCAAAGGGATCCCATGCAAAGGTCTGCTCACTCAGGTCCGAGTTAACGTGCTTTACCGAAAGCTCCAACCGAGCTTCGTAGCTTGGGCTTTTAGTGGGGGCAGTGGGGTCCACTAGAAATGCTTCTGAGGAATTATGTTGTAGTTTTTTATATTTAAGGTAGTGACTGGTACGTGTTTGCTGGGCCGCTGGTGCTTGTACGACTTCTTCTTTTAAGGCTGTCTGCCGTGTTCTATTAATTAGGAACGTATAGTCACCAGCGGTTACTGCTCGAATGTTCTTTGAGGGGTCGCTGGTTGTCAGATAATCTTGCGCCCGACTATCGAGAGTAAGGTTCATCTTGTCCCCGTACAGATCGTAAACCTCCACGGTTCCGTCTGAGTTGGTCACAGTAAAATATTTCTCGTTCAAATCACGGTCAATTGTATGAAAGAACGATGTTGTACCGATAGCGCTCGAAGTCAGGCTTGAAACGAACTCAGCGCCCCTTCGTTTAGATAACCCTTGGATAGCCGATGGATAAGCATTGACCATCGTTTGGGTAGCTTCCTTAATACGGGTTTCGGGCGGCTGCTGGGTAATGCCCCCCGTCAGCTTGCCAATATGATCAGTGATCTGTGCCATCATAGAATCCTTGTGCGCATCGATGCAAAGCGCAGAGTGGGCTGGTCTTGGAGGATGTTATAATCCCCTACGCGATCTTCTTCCTGTTCAAGAAGGACCATCGCCCGTTGTGCTTGGATTTGCATCTGTTGCAGGTCAGTGTCTGACCCGAGAATGTTCTGCATATATCGCGAGGCGGCATCGAGTAGGATGAACCTACGAGCAGCCTCCGTTAGGTCTTCCCAGTCCAAGCCTTCCACCAAATCCAGAACCACCTTGTCGTTAAACTTGCGGGTACGGTTCAGTACATCGTAAAGCTTGCCACCGCGGTCGGTGTAGCGCTTGGTCGTGTCGGGTCGTCCATCATGTCGGGACACCGCATCAACACGCAGGGTATTCGCTGGGAGAAGAATTTCTTTTAAGGTCGTAGGGGATAACTCGCGTTTTCGCTGAGTGTTCCATGACCAACCCTTAGTTTGGATTTCGCGGGAGGTCGCAGTGAGGACTTCAAGTGCGATCTGTGCTTCCGCTAGGTCTTCGTTAAGGTTCGTAATAGGTGCTTCACCTACAGCGGCCAACATGTAGTTAATGGCCTCTAGCTTCGTTGTTGCTTGGATCATGTGTTCGCCTTTCGGTGAAGGAATTTAAGGGGAAGCCCGTTAGGACTCCCCCCTGTAGGATTTGTAACGCTTATACGTCAGCAGCCTTACGAACTTCGTAGAGGCAATCAGGGCGAAGCGTTGCAGCACCCATAAGAAGCTTGGAAACGAGCAAAGTACCCTGCTTGGCAACTGAGTATTCGGACTCAGTGGTGAGGTCTTGCAACTTAACCATGCCGAGACCTTCTGTGTGCATAAACAAACCAAGGTTGTCAGATGCATCCACAGCATAGTCTTGGCCGAAGCCATCTGTAGGTACGCCAGCGTCTGCACCGTTAGGGGCATTCAGCGGGGTACGGCTATCAGGGCCGGTGTTGGAGTTTGCAGTACCGTTAATCGCGAGGTGGTTCGTTGGTACAATGTTAAAGCCAGCAATCTTGTAGACTACTGCGTCACCGTAGTTACCGTTACCCGCAGAGAAATCAGAGTTGATAATCGTCTTATCGTTCTGGTTAATCAGGGAGTAGTAGGTGCGTGGTGACACGTACAGGTGACGGCCATCCATAGGGATGTCATGCTCATCAAAGTACGCGGCAGCTTCAAACGCAGAGGTAACGAGTTCAGCAGCGCCAGCGCCTGTGCCAACGTGCTTCGTTACTGCGTTCTCCATGTCAACAATACCCTTACCAGCACCAGAAGCGGCACCAGTGGCTGTTACGCCGGGAGCGCCGGGTACTTGTGCAGCGTTGAACTGGTCACCGAGACGTGCATCACGAATAGCCATCTGGAACAAGGTACGCTCACAGGTGAGAGCCAAAGCTTGAGCCATCTGCTTGCTGTATTCAGCGCGGAACTCGAAGTGCGTCAGCATTTCGTCAATGTTGTTCAGGAATACGCTGGATACCAAGAAGTCATCGATGGAAATCGTCTTCTCATCAGTCTTCATGGCCTGACCGACGATCTCTTGGCCGGGAACGAAGTGTTCAGCCTTAGCTTGGCCGATACCCGGGAATTGAGCGGTTTTGCCCCCCGAAATTGTACGGGTACGAATCTTGTCTTTGAGAGAAAACTTCTCATCAAAATGCTTTAGGACTTCACCGCCAAAGGTTTTGAGCAGGAGGTCACGGGAGTTGTTGTAAGCGTTAGCGCCATTAATGGACGCAGGAAAGTTAGCTACTTGAGCTGGGGTAGGAGCGGCTGTCTGAGCCATTTTCTTAATCCTTAAATTGAGATATTTCGTTTATTGAAAAGAGCATGCCCCCGCGAGTGAACTCAGCGTCTCTCAGGGTTATCGCCGCAGCGGCCCATCGGTATTCTTTGTGTGTCTTGGGGTATATGTTTCTTGGTCGTCACCAAGGCCGTTCCACTTATGAGCGGCAACGGTCCCCGGACCTGTGCGATATTGCGCAGAAGCCCGAGGTAGTGGGGTCATCCTATAATATAGGAGAGGGCCACCTACTGGTTCCGAGAGCGGTTTGTGGATCTCTTTTGGATCCGCAGGTTACTCATGGAGTTGTTCTTTGGGTTGCGATCTTTGTGGTCGATATCCTTGCCACGAAGAGCCGCTTTACCCTTCTTTTTGATCATCAATCGCCGTGCTTTCTTTCGCGCATCATTGCGACGACGCTGGGAAGGCTTTGACTGATAATTCTCGTATTCTTTGCGGTAGTTACGTTTAGTAGCCATCACAAAAGGCCTCCCGTTTTGTGTTGTTCATGAAGACCTGACTGACGGTGCCTAAAGAATCGTACTTACTTGCGTAGAGGTAGTCCCATTGGCCGCACGCTTGCTCAATCCCTGAACCAGCCCTTGTCGCGCATCCGCTGATGCTGCTGATCAGGACTAAGACGCAGACCATCGGAAGCAGCGTCGAGAGCAGCGCGAGACCGTCTATCGGCGTCCTCATCTTCTTTTTCCTTGTGTTGTTTTACAGCGGCTCTTTGAGAGACAAAGACAACCGCAACCAGACCAAGGAATGCCGCAGCGACCTTGGCCTTACCTGCGTCAAACCAAGTGAGAATGAATGCTAATTGTTCCATCATTTACGGCTCTTGGTTCCAGAACATTTCCATTTCGCCCGTGACAAACGCAGGGGTGAGTTAGGGTTCTTTGCCGCCTTGGAATGGGATTTCATCTGACCAGCGGACCTTGCGCAATACGCATCCCCTTTGGATGTTCCGGGGCGAACACGGGGTCCACCACCTTTTGCTTTTCCTGCTTGGCCGTAGCTTACTTTTTTACCCGAAGAAGTGACTTTTACGGACGCCTTGCCCTTAGCAGGTTTCGCCATGTCACTTCTTTTTCGGCTTAAAGCCGCCTGTCTTGTTCTTCATCTGAGAATAGGACTTAGAAGACACTGTAGACTTACTCTTTGGGCGGCTGTTGCCAGCTTTCTTCCGAGCGTTGATGTTATCGTAGAGACCTTTACCGGGCATCCTACTTTCCTTTCTGTGCGTTGAAGAGGCGTGACCAGAAAGACCGTTGAGGCTTCTCTGGGGGTTGGTACGTCATCTCTTCAGGTGTAACTTCGATGCTATAACCACCGTCACGCCAAGCTTCTCGCAAGCCGTGTATCATCCCCCAAAATAACTCATCGATCACAGCCTGATCAGACAGGTCGTAGACGATGTTGAAGGCTTCGAAGCCGGGAGCAGCGCTAGAACGAGCGCCTGCTTCCCACTTCCCCATAGCGACCATCACTTGGTACAGCCGGAGGTATCCCGCAGGGTCGCCCCATAGGTCGATCACCTCGTACATGCCAAGGCCAGCGTCGCGAGCTACAGTGTTACCGTAGGTGTCGGAGTTACCTGTGGAGTATGCCTTCATAATTGCAGCGATGTTCGTCTGCCCCGGCTTAACTTCAGCACGTCGAATGACGTAGTGTCCGTAATAGGCCGCACCGCCATATACTGAGTTAAAGGCCGGGGTAGGTAATTGGGAACCATCTGAGGCAGGCAGTGTGGCTGTATCGATTGCGCCGAACCTTGCCTCATGATTGTCACGACTGGCACCGATGGCCCCAATGTTTCGTAATCGAACACTGGCAGGCACAGACTTGTCGTGTAGGTCGTAGGCCCAAGGGCCAGTGTAGATTTTCATGGTGTAACCCTAGAGTTGCGATCGGCCCAGCTTTTGGACAACCGCATTATTGTACGCTGGGTCGGTGGAGTAGCGTGGGTCTGCCATCGCTTCCTTTACCTGCGCCCAAGAGTCGAAGCGGTCTGCTGAAGGGGCTTGACCACCCTCGATCTGTCGCACTGGATCAGACGGAGAGTTGGAGTTGCGGCGAGCCTGAAGGCCATTCACAGCAAGCTTAATTCCATCCACGTCGTTACTTTCAATTGTACGGTTAAACGCATCGATCTCACCTTCAGACAGGTTGTCCGAGGCCCAGCCAATCAGATCGTCGTAGCCTGTCCGACCGCCCACCGTAGACACAATGTCTTCTACTTGGCGCTCAACTACGGCCTGTTGACCTTCGATGTACTTGTCTACGACTTCCTTCGAGTACCCAGCCTTAGCCGCTGCATCGTAGGAGTCTGAGGACAACTCACCGCTCTCACGGTACTCCGCTTCCAGAGAGGGCAAATCCAAACCAGACTCACGCACAGTTTCTGCTGTCGGCACTGAGTCTGCTGGCGTGTCTCCAGCGCCCATCTTGCCTTCCAGCTCAGAGTACGCTTTCGCCATATCCTCAGGGGACTGGAACTTTTCTGGTAGCCATTCAGGACGTGAGGAGGCAGCAGATTTCTCTGCCGCCGCCGCATCATGGGCTTCCTGTACGAGTTGATCGGGGGTCTTCCCCACGGTCTCAGAACTCGTATCGATTGTGTTAGAGATTACTTCACCCATTAGGTTATATACTCACTTATTATTCTTGTTCTTGTGTTTGAGCTTTGGCTTGGTCACGCATTGCGCCCATACCTTCTTGCATCGCCATCTGAGCCATTGCTGCCTCTTGAGCCTGCTGTTGTTCAGCCTGAATCTGTTCTTGGGATTTGATCAGACCATCAGCATCGATGCCAAGGGAGGTAGCCACGCGCTTCATGAGGTCGCCTACGTTAACCATAGAGAGAGCTTCAGGACCGAGAGGGGCCATCATCTGCATCATCTGTCCGTACTTGGTGAGGTCATGCCCACGTCCCAAAGCCTCAAGGCCAGTAACGATAGAAGGCTTCACGACACCATCAGGCAACTCAGGGAGTTTCTTCTGCTTCTGCATCCGAGACATCAGACGGTTCACCAGTGGCTGCTGCAGTTCGCTAGAGAGTACCGAGTAGACCCCGCCCAAAGCGTTCTCCAACATGGAGGACAACAGGCGGATTTCTTCAGCGGTCACACGTTCAGCGTTACGGGTAGCAGCGCTTTCCATGATGAAGGCTTGAGCCAGACGTTGTTCGAGCTTGGCTGCAGTACCTTCAGCAACCCGGAGGTCGGACGCCTTGTTAACCTGCAGAAACTCTACGTCGGTAGCCTTGCCTGTAATGACTGCGCCATTGGAGGCGCTAGCCACTTCTGCCTTGTTTGTCTGGCTGTTGGCGTTGACCATAACCAGTGTACGAGCAGAGGCTGCAGAGGCATCGAGGATGTTCTTGTGCAAAGCCTCAAGAGACATGAGGTCACCGAAAAGTTCCTCTACGTGTGAACGTCCGTAGCTTTCTCCGGTAACGGAGGTCCAACGGAGTGCCATCAGTGGAGGGGCTTCAGCCGGGTATGTTCCATATGAGTCGGGTACAACTACATCATTAATTTCCTGATAGGTTACCCACTTGGTTTTCTTACCGGGTTCCATCGTCAGGTTGTAGCAAGTGTAGACATCAATGGTTTTAGAGCCAGCGGTGTTCTTAACCTCATATTCAGGGGTCCAGCCAACAGCCTGTAGTACACCGGGGTCCATTGTCTCCGGGGCAAACTGTTCTTTGATGGTGACCTTCTTGAGTCGGCCCTGTGGGTCTCGGGATACAACAAACTTGTCGAGACCATAGCCCTTCAAGTTTCCGTCCTTAGGCAGTACCAGCAGGTAGTTACCAGTGACGATCAGATGACGCAGTGCCTCATGCAAGGCGTTACGCATTCCCTCACCTTCCAACTCGGAGATGACTGCACGTTCAATCGTGGAGAGACTTTCATCGACAGAGGCCCGTTGTGTTGGGTCTCCATTGGTCAACTGCAAGAGAGTGAAGTCATCTACACCAAGTTTAAAGAAGGGCGTGTTAGGGGGAAACAAAGCCATCATCAGCTTGGCGGCTAAGTTGTTCGTACCCCGTGCGCCGATAGATTGATAAGGCGTGTTAATGCGGAGAGAGGCGGTTACGCCCTCTTCCATCATTAGGGAGGGGACGGTGAGTGCAGATGACTCGCGTGCGCGACCCAAGTACACGTCTCTTGGGCCTTGCATCATCGAGTAGGAACCCGCGAGTGTTGCGTTAGGTTCAATCATCAGTAATTCACCGGCCCCTTGCTAGCCCGAAGGCCACCAATAGTAGGCAGCGAAGGGGAAGCCATATTTCCGCCTGTAGGGATGCTCAGGGGGTTGCGGTATCCGCTTCCTCCCGGCGAGGCTTTCTTCCCAGAAACAACTTTAGAAGAAGTGGCGGGGCTACTCATAGCGTCGTCAGCAAGACCTTGGTTGGTATTCGCTTGATCTTGTGCATTGGAGCTATAATTCGTCTTGATTCGGGGGAGAACGGGAGCAGGGGTTGGTTCCTTGCCGCCTTTTCCACGCCCACCCATCAATGCGAGTAGAGCGATGCCACCTACAGCGGCCATAATGTTACACATAGGATTCTTCCTCTTGTTGTGTATTCACAGCGCGTAGGTGATCCAAGACTTGTCTGTGTCCGACAGCTACATTGATAGTATGTAACTCCGTCACAACCTCATCTGGAACTATCAGAGGGAAGACATGCTCAAGGTACGCGATTAGTTGTTTTGATATAACTGGTTGTTTAACCACCGGTTTTTCCTTATTACCGTAAATTATCGTACCGGGCATGCTCCGGTTGCACAGTCAGGGTCTTCCAGTTCGTCCATTAAGTCCGTAGCAGACAGGTCAACTTCCCTAAGTACAGCCATGTATTCCTCATATTCTCCCTCAGTGATTACTTCCTGAGGTAGGTACGGGTAGCCCAAATCTTTTGCAGTCTTGGTGGGATCATTTCGGAAAATCCAAGATACACCCACGTAGGTGTCCCAGTTTTCTAAAAGCCAGCTAATGATGTCTTTCATCTCTGAAGGATCGTAGGAGATTGTCACTGAACAGTTGTGGTCCACGTAGTGGTCCATCATTAATTTGTATCGATCCAACTGCTTAACAGCAGACTCAAGGTTGACGTGCTTTCCATCTACCTGATCGAACTCGACGGTATCCCACTTCACAGGGAAGGAGAAAATAATCGCGTCAGCAGGACTATATGGATCAGCAAAGTTGCGGTAACCCGCATCCTTCAGCCGTTCTACCAGAGGGTCGCTTACAGAGAACTTTACGTTATTGATGAGGTACTTTCCGAGAGGCTTGTGTACGCCCTCAGTTGTACTCATGACCTTGGACAGAGTGCCGGAAGGCTTGATCGTGGTGATTGCCTTGGAACGGGGAAGACCCAACTCATCAGCCATCTCATGGGCAGCATCATGCGCAGCCGCACGGATAGCCTGTAGGTACTCTGCGCTGGGGTTAGCAGCGGCGATACCAGTAATACCAACACCCATCAGGCGAAGGTAATCGTTACTCTCATCCCAACCGGGCTGGAGAACACCGTCTTTAAAACTTACGCAGGTCTGGCGGTAGTTAGCGCGTGATACCAATCGGACAACCTTGAGGATCGTGGGGTTCTTTAGCGAGAACTTGCTGAGGTCAATCTCTACTAGGTTGCAAAAACTTGTATCGCCGAGCATAATTTCCGCACATGGATTTACGCCCTTAAACCAAGGCGCACGTTTCTTTGCGGCAGAACCATTAATGAAACCCGGCTCTGATCCGCCAGCTTCCACCATCTTGGCAAACACA